TTAAAGACCTTGTTATACTTGCGGACATATCGCCCCCGTTTGCGGTCGTTACGGGTCCAGTACTTGGCCCCTTCGCGTTTAGTCATTCGGCAAGCTATCGCCGTTTATCTGCTCGGCTATTTGTGGAGCATCTAACCCACTTAAGGAAATAGGTACACGGCCGGCGGGCATATATATTTCGTCCATCATTGGGTCCGCCTCCCGTTCATAACCCATCTTTTCGCGGGCCTCGTTTGGAGTAAGCCAGTAAGAGACGTTAAGCCAGTTGGCCAGCTCCTGCATATCCGGCTGAAGCTCGTTTATATTGCTTTGGTCTACTTTAAAATAGACGTCTCGCCCTTTGAGGTCTGGGTACTTAGGCAATAGTTTACGGGACAACTTGCCGTAGATGCGGTCGGCCATAGGCAGTACGGCGTCTGTATACATCTGCTTACGCGCCTCCTTTAGGTTGCTGTACGTCTTGCCTATCTCGCTATTAAATAGCTGGCTCGGTACGTGGTACACGTTGCAGACATCTACTAACGTCATCTTAAGCGTGTCCATTATAGCCAGGTCCACGGCGGACAGACCGAAGTTTATGTAACCCAAATTGCCCGAAGTTACCGCGATCGTCCCGCTGTTCTTCGTGCCGCTCATCTTGCGGAACTTGGCTTCTAAATTCCTTTGCTGTACCTCGGTTAGAGTATCGGTTATACCCTCCATACCCTTATCATACAGTACGCCCGGAGGTCCTAAGTTCTCTAAGCCCTTTTTATTGGCCTCGTAACCGCTGTTACCTGTCTCAATAGAACGCCAAGCCGAACGGATCGGACTCATACCGTAACGCTCTTGCCCATCGCCGTAGATGTATTGGGCGTTCTTAAAATGTATGATTTCGTCAGTAGTGAACTCGGCGCCCTCTACATTGCCCCAAAGAGACATAGTATAACCGGCTACGGGTGTGCCCATATCGCCGCCTACTACGTCCATGAACTGAGAAGGCAGAACGTACATATTTATAGGCCGCCCCGCGTTAGGTCCATCGGCCGGAGAAGTGCAGTAGTCGTAAGCGTTACCAGTAATTAAAAGATAGCCGGCCAGCTGCTCTATAAAATCGAACTTGCTTTGTTCTTCGTTGGGTTCGTATATCAGGTCTAAAGCCGGGTGTTCTAATTCTACTTTTTCGCCGTTTACGTTCTCGATTAACTTAACATCCAGCGCGGCGGTTTTTTGGGCTATCGCACTAACTACGGCGAATACATCGGGGTTTCTTGCATACCCTTGTTCTACGTAGTTCTGTACATTGTCATCGTTCCAAATTGGCCCCCTGCCCAGGTAGGAAAGTGCGGCGAAGTATTTATTTGTAATGCGCTCGGCCTCTTCTATCTGTTGGAGGGTGCGCGCCGGTGCAAAGCCGATAGCTTTTTGGAGCCGTTCTAAAAAGGTCATATATATACTTCCCTGGGTTTAACGCTGTTTGCGTATAGTATCGCGTCCATCGAATGGTCGAAGGCATCTATAGGCCGCTCTGGACTTCTCGGCTTGCCGTCTTTGTCCATTTCCCAAGCGTACCATGTTACCTCTTCCCAGATGTTTCTACTATTCGCAGTTACAAAGATACTTAACCTCTTAAGGTCTAAAATCGCATGGCGCTTGTAGTCTTTAGACTTCTTTACGCCTATGGCTTTAAACCCGTAGCGCTTAAGCTCGGTAATACTTCTCGGCTCGGCTGAATCGCATATAAGGGTGTCCCCTCCGTCTATTCCCGCCTTTCGCATCCGGTCGGCTAATAGGTCCAAGGTTAGGCCCTTCTCGTATACTATCTCTTCCACGTATCGGCGGTCGTTCTTACGGCCCAGCTTTACTACACAAGTCGGGTCATTAGTAAACCCAAAGTCTACGCCGTAGGTAATGGAGCTACATTCGGCCCAGTCTATTTCTTGTACCTTCTGCCAGGTAGTGTATATCTGTCCCTTTCTTCCTGCTGACCTTTTGCCCTCGCCGTATACCTTCCAGTAGTCGGGGTCTACGTCCTTGAATCTTTCTATTTCGGCTATTACCACATCGGACAAGTGCGGGTTATCCTTATAGGTAGTTATTAGGGTCTCGCAGTCCTTGCGGGTTTGTACCTCGTCATAAATCCAGTGCATAGGATCGGACGGGTTAAAGTCTATAACCGCGCAGGCCGTGGTCCTAAACAGCATTTGGTTCCAGCCCTCTAATGTTATCTCGTTGCACTCGTTAATAAACAGCAGATCCCTTTTACGCCCTCGGACCTTCTGCGGCTGGTCTAATGAAATAAACTCTATTAAGTTCCCTTCCAGTAGATACGTACTCTCGGTCTTATTGTGGTTCTCTACCCGGTAGGCGTCAAAGCTGTTTAGTATGTCTATGAAGTCCCTGAGTACAGACCCACGTATAGCCGGATAGGTTGCCCTGGCTATTGTTATGACCATTCCCGCGTTAGGGTACTTATAACAAAGCTCTATAAGAAACTGTATAGCGCTAAACGTCTTACCCGATCGCGTACCCCCTTGTAAGACCAGTATACGCTTGGTTAGGTAGTTGTCGCGTAAAAACTTAAGGTTAGGATTTACCTTCATTATCCAGCATCCACGGCGGTACTATCTTTTCTAATTGCTGTACGTCTGCCTGCACCTTAACGTCTGGCCGTCCAAACAGACGGTCGAATACTTCTTTTTGTGCTTTTATATCGCCTTCTTCAGCAGCCTCTAATACCTTAAGCCAGATAGCCCGCAGCTGTTCGTCTGTTACGTTCTCCCTAAAGAAGTTCCTATAAGGGTTCTTCCGCCTATCTACCCCTTTCGCCTTTGTGCTATGTCCCGCCATAATAGATTGTAACTATTACACAAAATTAGGCGTAGTCCTCTACTATCTCTAAAAGCCTCGGTATACGCGCCGCCCATCTATGGTACTCGTAGGTATAGTCTGCTACTTGTTTAGGGTTCGGCATTTCCTCAGTCCAGTGGCCTGGGTAGCCTATGAAGCTCAAAGGGTGTTCCGCTGTTATGTCGGTTTCTCCCATTTGGCAAATAATAGCCCCGCAAGCCTGCGCCCTTATTACCCTATCAGAATAGAATAACGGCCGGTCGAAGTGGTCCAGGTTCAAGGCCCAGCGGTTTGTATTGTAAATAATGCGCTCGGTCTTGGGTGTAGTTCGTCCGTTCTTGTTCTTTGGCCAGTTACCCCCGAACACTCTTAAGCCCTTGTCCATGTACTTAAATACTACCTCTTCGCGCCTTGCACTCTCTGGGAATCTGTTTCTGTAATTGTTGCCTAAGAATACTACGCCCTCGGTCCTTCGCTCTCTTCCGTCCAAGTAGTATACATCAGGATCATACCCTATTTGCAAGTAGTCCGCTTGTAGTCCTTTCTCTTTGAACTTGTCTATATCGGTCCCATTGGTAAACAGCGTTACGTTAAAGGCGTCCCCCAGTTCCAGATACCAGTCTATATTCTCCCTTACGTCCCCGGTCCAGTTGATTACTACGCAGCCCATTTCTCTAAGGCTCTCTACTAACCGGGCTTCTACTATTCCGGGCGTTTGTATCTGCATGAAGACAACATCGGGTAAAAAGCTCTGGGCTTCCTTTAGGACCATTTTAGTAAGGTAGATCAGTTGGGCGCTCGGTATCTCTCGCCAGTTTATCCGGTGTACATCATGTCCTAACCCTCTCAGGGCTTTGTCGATTTCGGGGCCTCCCAGGCCTAAGTGTAGTACTCTCATAGCTGTATTGGTCTTAAAAGTTTGTACGGTCCGGCTATCTTTTCCTTTTCCCGGTCGTACGTTCTGAACTTGGATTCGTGTTTATGGTAGGTCTTAATCGATAGGCAAGGGTTTGTTATCGCGTACCCGGCCTCCCAAATCTCGTACGCTATCCGGTTATCGCATCCAGCAACGCCCAGGCGGAAGTCTATCGGCTGTTTTAGTAGTCTGTCCTTTACCGCTCCCTTAAATATCCAAACGTCTTGCGACCACCAAGGCCGGCCCCATAGTTTGCCCCTGTCGTATCTGGTTAAGGCGTAGCAGTCGTTAGGCTGCATTTTATCGCAGAGCTTTATAGAATCATCAAAGTATATATCTGAATTGGCTACTATGTTAATAGCGTCCTCAGAGCAAAGGGTAAAGAGGTCTTTATAGGTCGGTCGGCCCTTGGGCATTATTACCGTATCGAACCGCTCCCGGTTTAGGCGTTCGCAGTATCTAAGCTCTTCGTTTCTTCTTGGCTCTGGAGCTTCCCAATAGGGTGTGATCAGTTGGTATTTCATATCACTCTAAGACGTTTACAGCCCTTCAGATAGTACCCGCCCTCAAAGAGCTGGGCTATAATCTCAAGCCTCCGTATTTGGTTTACGCTTAGATCGTGTTGGTCCAGGTCCGCTAACCTATCATCCGTTTTGCCAGGCCCCTTGAATAGTGCCGTGTGTACTTCTTGTTTGAAGTCCTCGTATAGCATTATATGAGATATAGGATAAGTTAGAAATTCTTTAGGGGTCATCTTGAAGGCCCGCCAAGCTCTACACGCTGTTAGGTACATTTGGAGTCTTCTATGTTCCCTAAAGTTCACAGAACTAAGCTACTAATTTCGGCGTTCGTATAAACTCAGGGTAGGAAGGTTGCCGATTTGGTCATAGTAGGCGCACATAATAGCGGCCTTGTTTATTACCTCCGGGTCCTCTTTTACCTCGCCCCTTGTATTCCTGGCCTTTATTACTTCTTCCCAGGCGCCGGGGTTCATGTTCGCCATGTCCTTAGCGCTTACTTTCTGTACCCAGTAGTCGGTAGGTTCGGTCGGTAGGCTTATGCCGTAGTCCCTTGCCGTTACCCAGGCGGACCAGAGTTTACGGGCTATAATGCTGCTTTGCTTATTCCCTTGTATGGAGCTACGGAAGACGTTTAACCCATTGGCTAAGGCTTGTACTGCCTCGGTGTGCTTCTCTTCCCTTGTAAATTCTTTCTTTACTGCCTTTGGTTTGTCCTTCTCAAGTTTAACGCCCGATCCTTTGAACTCCTGGAACTCTCTTAATACCTCGCCTATAAAGTGCGCGTTTAGGTTCCGGGGTCTGCGAAGCTGTTTAAACATTCCGTTGGACCAGTTACGGAAAGCGTACTGAAGGTCTGCATAACTAACCGAGCCATGGAACTGCTTTAGGTCTACAATTATCTCGGCTACTATATCCAGGTTAGGCAGGGTTATGTCGTTCTTTCTGCATACTGCGCTAAAAAACTCGGTAAGCTCGCTTACGCTTTTGCCTTGTATTCGTTCGTTCATTTGTCTGTA